GTGTATATTACGAAGACTATCCAATTAAAGTACCTACAAACGTTTCAATTAAAGGTGATGAGTTCCGTAGAACTATTATGCGCCCAAGAGATCGCATATCACAAAGTCCTTGGAGAAAAGTATTTTTCTTCCGTGATGCGATTATTGATGCGTTAGAAGTAGGCTTGTATGATTATAATACAGATTATGCTACTGATTCAACTATTAATGTTTCTGGTTTAAGTGCTAAGATTACATTTACACTCGGTGTTGGACAAGTTCCAGCAACTTGGATCGGGCGTGTTGTAATGGAAGACTGGCCAGATGCGGCCAAGCGCGGTCGTGCTGTTATTGACAGCGTATCAGGTAACGTGGCAAACTGTTCAGTAATTTACCCGTTCAACGAGGCAGGTATTAAAGCGGCAGGCACATGGCATGTTTATGATACTATTGACTATGGACGTTTTTACTTAACAGATCCATTAGACGTTAACAGTACTGCTAAGAATAACAAAGACATTGACGTACTACTATGTAACGACCAGACTCGTATTAGTAACATGACATTCCAAGGACATGGCGGATTTGCCATGGTACTTGACCCAGAAGGTCAAATTAAAACTAAGTCGCCGTATGGACAAGTTTGTTCAAGCTTCTCACAAAGTAATAATAAAAAACGCTTTGCTGGTGGACAGTTTGTTGACGGATTTGCTGGACGCTTATTTGGTACTATCATAGCAGTTGCCGATAACGGTATTACTGTTACAGTACAAGGTTCGACTAACAGTGGTCTAGATGTTAGACCTCCACAACCACCTTGTGCTTTCTTTGTACAAGGAAGTCGTTATCAAATTAACGACGTGGTCAGCTATGATTCTGCAACTGCTACAGTTGTGCTTACTATGGACGTTGGCACTCCTTACAATGCCGCTGGACAATATAACAATGCTACCTGTGCCCGTGACGTTGGATTAATTCTTGACGCAGTTGGTTACGACTTAGTACTAGGTTCTAACTACCAAGCAGTTACAGCGGGTAAGAGTTATATTAGAGCAGACGCAAGTGTAGTTATTGCTGGACAGCGTACACAAACACTAGCAGGACTTAACAAGGCTAGAGATTTAGCATTAGCTAGTATTTCTGGTTCAACCTATGCGGCTGCTAGAGAAAGTGTTACTGATAGCATGGCAATTGTTAATACAATTATTGAACAAGGATTGTCTGCCGCGCCAACTATTGTATACCCAGTAAGTGCTAACACACCTACTAACGGTGCTGATGTAAGAGATAACTTGTTAGCCAACAAAGATTTTATTGCGGCTGAGATTGCCGCTTACATTGCTGACAATTATGTAGTTAAGAATTATCCAGGTTACACTTCAGCTAGAGTAATCCGCGATGTAAAATATTTGCTTGACGCTATGATTTATGATGTGATGTACAGCGGCACATCAGCAACATACGATCACCTATTAACATACTACGGTGTAAGTATTTTTGGCGAAACACAAACAAGTCAAATTCCAGGATTGGAAGCATTGTATGAAGACGGATTTAGTCACTTAAAAACTATCCTTCAACAAGTTGTTACTAATGCTGTAATTACTAAGACTGCCGGTAATCCAAAAACTCAAACTATTACTCCAGGATTAGAAGTAACAGTTGGCTCTACAGAATATGTTAAATTAGATCTGTTAAGTGATCAAGCTGTTGATTTTGTAATTGAAGGAATCTACGACACTAGTACAACAAGAAATAACCCTAATATCAGCGGTTTAAACACTACACTATTGTTGGCCAGAGATACTATTGACACTTCTAAAACTAATATTAAGAATAGTGTAATCACATATCTTAACAACGGTGGTGGCTTAAGAATTAACATTGAGATGGGCGGTAACAAGTCCATGTTGGCTAACGACTTTGCTATGATCAACGACTTAGGTTACGCGATTGTAGCAACCAACGGCGGTGTTACTGAACAAGTTTCAACATTTACATACTACTGTCATACTCACTATTGGGCAAATAATGGCGGACAGATTCGTTCTGTAGCTGGCTCAAACGCACACGGTAACTACGGTTTACGTGCTACAGGCTTTGATGTAACTGAACGCCCAGACGCAGTAACACTTGCTCAAGACATGGTACAAGTTGCTCGTGTATACAAACAGGGTTCATTTAAAAATGAGATGACACCGACTGTAAGTAAACAATCTCTAGCAATTTATATTATCGGTTATGCGTATATTCCGTTTAATACTACTGAATTAGAAATTGACCACGGTGCTGCCGGTGAAGGTATTTCTAGATACGAAGTATCTAGTATTGAACATACTACTGTAACTATTAATGGTCAAAACGTTCTTAAATTAAACTTATCTACTTCAGGTAACAACGGAACATCAGCAGTTGGTTTGATCACAGCATTGTATCATGGACAAACTGTAACGCTTCGTATTTTACAAAATGCTAAATTTAATAACATTGATAACGTTAACCCAACACGTCCAAGTACTGCGCTACAGTACATTGAGAACTTAGGCGACATTTATCGTGTGCTTGCTTATAACCTAAACGAATCTACCGGTGAAGTACTTCCTCCAAACGTAGCTGTGTTAGGTAGCGATGCGTCATTTAACTATTATAAGTTTGCCACAGATCTAAATAATATTGACACAGAAGATCCTGATGATGCTACCAAGACACAGGGATCTAAAGTAGGTGATGATAAAATTGCCGTTCTTGAAATTAGTACACAATCAATCATTGACCAAATTAACAAAGGAATATTTATTACTGGTTGGGCTGGAAGAACCCATAGAGTATTAGAATATGTTACACCATTAAAGATAGCAACTGGTAACGTTCAGTCTAGCGATACAGATACATTATATCTAGTTAACGTTAGTGGTATTATTAATCCTGGCGATGTGCTTGATTCTATCGGAGTTGGTAATACTGGATTTAACGGTAGTCAAGTTGTTGTAAGTGTTACTGAGCCATCGGTTAACACTGACCCATACATTGTTGAATTTTCTGGAGCAGCCAGCGGTTCAATAAACGGTACAGTAACTTTTGGTATTGAACGCAATGGTTGGTTAAGCATTGATCCGAACCCAGTTAGCAACATTGTTGGTGACGGCACTAGTGTTAACGCAATGACCTATGTGTCTAAGACCGCATTAGGAACTAGTACTACTAAGAAAGCAGTTACATTTGATGTTAATTGGAATAAAGATGCGTTGCCAATTGTCGATAGCTATTACGAAATATCTGGAAATTCCAATGCCTTATACAACGGTTACCATCAAGTAGTTGCGGCAGAAAGTTTTACTAGTATTACTGTATCAACTACAGTTGAAGATTTAACTATCGGTATGATTGTATCGTGTTCAGATCCTGACGCAGTTGTACCTAGTAGCGCAATTATTCAAAGTATTGATGTTCCAACAAAAACATTCACAGTGGCTCCGGCTTGCTGGATTCCAGCAGGTGCTGTAGTTAGTGCTACAACAGTAGCAACTGTTTCAACATTAACATTGGTCAACGGCGGTACTGGTTACTTTACTGCTCCAACATTAACCTTTGTTGGTGGGTCACCTATTGCTCCTGCTATTGCTACTTGTAAGGTTAACAGCGCAGGAACTATTACTGAAGTAACTTTAATAAGTCCAGGTTACGGTTATGTAACTACACCGACTATTACTATTGAAGATATCGGTGACGGTAACGCAGAAATACAAGCGGTACTATCTAGCATAGCTGAAGTTAATCCAGTAGCAGACGCAGGTATAAACACAAACCGAATTACACTAGCATACAATACTGACCCAGGAGTATTTGGAACAAATGCTGAAAGTTCAGCGTTAACATTTGACAGCATTAGCGGATTAGGTCCATACTCAGTAACTCTAAGCGGAACTGGGGTTGGCACAACTGTTGATACAAATATTTGGTATCGAGTAAGTGGTAATGCCAATGTGTTGTATAACGGATTCTATTTCTGTACTGGTAGCGGTGATAACACTATAACATTATCGTATCCGTATAATCCAGGTGACTGGGACATTACCGATCCAACTACTATTTCAGCTACACCAACTAGCGGTATAACCAACACACTAGGTATTAGCAAGCCGTTCAACCCGTCTACTGCTAATACATTACGATTAGGTTACGGCACTGATAGTGCGGCGCAAATTACTACACGTATTAGTACTTGCCGTGCTACAGGACATGACTTCTTAGACATCGGTACTGGTAGTTACTCAACTACTAACTATCCATATCAAATTTATGGTAACCCTGCTAAGAGTAAGGTACAATCACAAGAAGTACAAGAAGATGGCGTAGGTCGTGTGTTCTATGTAACTACTGATCAAAACGGTATCTTCCGTGTAGGTCGATTCTTTACAGTTGACCAAGGTACTGGTACAGTTACATTCTCAGCTTCAATTGCGTTGAGTAACTTAGACGGTTTAGGATTTAAGCGTGGTGTTGTTGTAAGTGAATTCTCAACAGACGCTTCAATGACTAACAACGCACCGGAAATTGTTCCAGTACAAAGTGCGATACGTGGCTACATTGACAAGCGTTTAGGTCTAGACCACGGTGGTGCGCCAGTAGCGTTGAATAACTTAATTGGCCCGGGCTTCTTACCACTAAGTGGCGCATTAGGTATGAAAGGATTGCTAAACATGGCAACCTTCCGTATTACCAACGTTGGCACTCCATTGAGTTCAGGCGATGCGGCCAATAAGGCCTATGTAGACGCTATTGCTGCACTACAGGATCAATTAAGTGAACTAGAGGACGTAACGTTTAGTACACCTAGTGCTTCACAAATGATAGTGTTTAATGGTTCTACTAACAAGTGGAACAATGCTTCGATGACCGGCGATATAACTATTGCCTGGGATGGAACAACATTAACTTCTACAATTGGCAATCAAAAAATTGTCAACTCAATGGTTTCTAACACAGCGGCTATTTTACAAAGCAAGTTGTTAATGAACGCTTCGGGCACACGAGCAAGTGCTGTTGGTATTGACCAAGCTGAGTTAGGACTAGCAGTATTCAACAGTACAATATTTGCCAGCACCGGTGGTTGGATTACAATCCAAAGTTCATCAAGTGCTAGTACCGGTGTTACACTACCAAAGATTCAACATATTAGTAACAACACTGTTGTAGGATTGATCAATAGTTCGTCATCAAGTGCGCCAATTGAAGTATCAGTAGGTGAAGTAGTTTCTAAAGGTGATGGTATTAAAAACGCATCGTTCTTTAGTGCTGGTGCTATCGCAGGTGCGGCAATGTTAGTAACATATGATGGATCTAACACTACTAACAACACTTACAGTACTGTAGCAGTATCTACTAACGGTGGTAATAACAGTCTTGTTAAAACACTAGCATCAGGTGAAATAGATGTTAAGCAGTATAATATCGTTGGTAACAAAGTTATTGACACTGACGGTTCCACTACTGTTGAGTTCTACACACCAGGAGCATTTAAGTTTGCTACAGCACAAGGCTCGCTAGTAAGCAACACATCATTTAATATATTTGGTGCGTTAGATGTTACGGCAGCTGGATCATCATTAAAGTCAACAACACTGACAACAGGTGCTAGCGGAACTGCTGGTACTATAGTTGGACAGTGGAGTGTGTTGTCAAGCAGTCAAATTGACTTTAGTAACGGTACATTAAAATCAACAACACTAACAACTGGTAGTGACGGCGGACTTGGTACTATCCAAGGTAACTGGAGCTTGGTTGGTACAAGTCGACTACAAGCTACATACGCTGACTTAGCTGAATACTACGAAGGTGATCAAGAATACGAACCAGGAACAGTATTAGTGTTTGGTGGTGATAAAGAAGTTACTACAACTACACAAATAAATGATACACGTTCAGCAGGTGTTGTAACAACTAACCCAGCATACGTTATGAACCAAGAACAAACTGGTATTAAAGTTTGTATTGCGTTAGCAGGTCGTGTGCCAGTTAAGGTTATTGGTCGTGTAAATAAAGGCGACATGCTGACAACTAGTGCTACTGCTGGTTATGCTGTAAGAGCAAGCAATCCTATGCTAGGCGCAGTGATTGGTAAAGCTCTTGAAGATAAAGACTACGGTGAAGCAGGTGTCATTCAAGTTGCTGTGGGGAGAGTATAATGGCTAATCGAATTATCAACATTGGCGCTACAGCCAACGACAAAAGCGGTGATCCATTACGCACCGCTTTTAATAAAGTTAACCAAAACTTTGCAGAGATATATGCTTTGCTAGGTGTTACCAGTCTAACAGAACTTGCGCAAGATTATGCGGCAGAAATGTTTACTGGTGGCACACACAGTGGCGTTAATGTAGTATATAGTGATTCTACTAACAAGTTAAACCTAACAGTGGTAATTGACGGCGGCGACGCTTCATCAACGTTTTAAGGACTATTAAAAAATGGCAACGCAAATAAAATTAAGAAGAGATACCGCCGCAAACTGGCTACTGGAAGATCCAGTATTAGGCCAGGGTGAGCCAGGATTTGAAACAAATACTGGAAAATTAAAGATTGGAGACGGTACTAGTTTATGGTCAGCCCTAGATTATATTGTTGCTGAACCAGACGGCAGTATTGATCTAGGTGCAGTTGATAAAAATCTACTGCCAGCTACAGATAATGCTTACGATCTAGGCAGTCCGGCAAAACGTTGGCGACATGTATATGCCGCAGATGGCAGCGTATATATTGGGGACATTAAACTATCTAACTCAGCAGGAACGCTGATTGTACAGCAGGTTACTAACGCTGGACTAATTAACGAAACTCCGGTTGCTAGTCCAGGCGTTGTTACTACAGATAGAATTATTAACGGTGAACACGAATTTAGTATTAACGCAAGTGGCGTATTACAATTAGACGGAGCACCGTACTTAGGTGGCGATACTGTACTACCAACTAATACATTAGGTTACTTGTACAACGATGGTACTGGTACACTTACATGGGCTAGTGGCGCAGGTGGTGGTGGTGGAGGTGGATCATTAACAGTTGGTAATGGCACTAGTGCTAGTTTTTCAAATGTCACAGAGATTTTGATCAACGGTACTGTCACAGAAATAGAACCTGGATTAGTCGGCATTAGTGTAAGTGGCGGATTGAGCACAGTCACAACGCCAGCAGTAGCAGGTGGAACTTACAAAGGACTACAGGTCAGCTACGGCATGATCTACGGTAATACTGATTGGGACGAACTCAACGTTAACAAAATTGTTATACACAAACCAGTAAATCCTACAGTAACTATAGACCCTATTGCTAACAGTGACGACTTTGAAGTTAACGGTCTAGGCGCTAGTGATGTACTGGCTATGTTTGTGGTCTATGGCGATGCTAATGGACCTAAACCCCTAAGCGTGTTACAAGCATTTGCCGAAGCAGCCATTGATAATGTGATATTAGTTGAAGGTGAAATGGGTGTCTACTATAC